ACAAGCTCTGCGATGTTGAGGACAGCGCCGACGTAGCCAATTTGCCAGTTAGGCAAAGTTGACTCAAAGCCAGTGAACACGAACTGACCTTGCTCATGGATGTAGAGCGAGAGATAGTTTGTGTTGAGGAGGTACAATGTACCTTCTGGGCAGTATGGATCTGGGTAGATCGGAACGCCAGCAACCATGAGAGCGCGGAAAGCAGCTTGTGGGCCGTTTGCGTCGCCGTCAAAGCCATGACCCGGAGTGATGACATATTGTTCTTGACCAACATAGTCTTGAGCAAGCAATGTCCAAGTACCGAAGCCACAAACACCGAATGTTGGGACTTCAGCGCCCTTCTTAACAGTACCAGAAATGTACTGAAGGACGTTCTGACGGGTTGGGTTGACGTTACCTGCGGCATAAACCTTTGACGACCACCAAGGATAAGTCGTGCGGTTAATGTTGCCGTAAGTTGCAACGGTTGTGCCATCGTCAACAGCGGCAGGCAAACCTGTGAACTGTTGAGTGTTGCTTGTGTTGTTGTACAGCGCAGTTGCCATCGCGTCCATCATCACGTTTGTAGCGTCGTTCATACGAGCTTCGATCAATGGGATAATTGCGTGGTCTTGTTGTACAGCGCCTTCCATGCCGAGGAATGGAACGGGAGCAATCATAAGCTTGAGATCGAACTCAGCATTGAAAGCACCTTGCTGAACAGCAGGCTGCGAGAATGAGCCAGAATAATCTGACCATTGAGCATTAACAAATTGAGCGCCTTGAACCGGAACGGTAACAGACGAGACACCGCCTGTTGCTGTTTGGCTATTAGCGATCAAAGCTGCCATAAGAGGAGTGCTGTTGTAGATCTGCACAACCATCTTAGGAATAAAGGCACGACGCGTAACGTATGTAAGTTCGTTATATTGCGATGTGCCAGCGTTGGGGACTATACCGCCACCAATAGGCATTTGACTTCTCCGTTGTTACTAACCGTTTAACTCTGTCCCCAGTTTCAGCTAAAACCCAATGGGCCGTGGATTCTTCCGCAGTTCATTGAGGGCTTTGGCAGCTTCGTCGCGGGCATGGCCCACAGGATTCTTAAAAAAGCCAGATAAAGTGTTGCGAGCTTGCTCGTTCAAAACATTACGGCTTTCGAAGGCCGATGGTGTTGGAGTAGCTGCTTGCTTCATCCACTTGTAGTATTCTGCCGCAGTATCGTGATCGTGAATTTTTTTCTCAAGCATCACTTTCTCGACTTCTTCAATTTCTTCTTCAGACTGAATTTTTCCGGTCTTAAGAAGCTTTTCACGGCGTTCTTTTAAGGAATCCAATGCATCACGCTCACGGAGCTTGCCTTCAAGCTGGTCAACGCGGTTGCGTTCTTCATCCAGCTTACGAGCCATCTCATCTTTAAGGTCGATTGAATCAATAGTTAAATTCGGACGACGCTTTTTTGTGAGCCTAAGAAACGCCTCTCGGGTTTCTGGATCATCTGAGAGTTCCCTTGCAAGAAGAGCAAGTTCATCTCGGGCTTCAGGTGTTAGATCTTCGAGAGACGCCATTTTAATCCCCTATTATAGCGTTAGATAACTTTTTTGCCGTCGCCGGGAGGAACAATCTTATAGATATTGTTCGCAGCGGTCTTTTTGGGGCCAGAAAGCCCACCGAACCGGTCATAGCGAGGTGTATTGGTGATTTGACCATTTTGTTGCTGGTCTGTGGTTGGATTACGAACCGTACCAGCGCCACGAGGCTTAAATAATTGAGACATCTTAGGCTCCCATTGGGGGTGTTGGACCAGCGGGCGGAGCGCCTGCGGGCATTGGGGGTTGTGCGCCCATTGGACCACCAGCGGGAGCTGGAGGAGGCGCGTTCATCAAACCAAGATTAGGAGGTGCACCTTGCATCATCTTTGATGCAGGAGTACCGCCACCAGCTTGAGGAAGATTTTGAAGAAGCTGCATAATTTCAGCTTGCTGAAGCTCATCAGTGCGGGCTTTCTTCTTGCCAACAAGCGCTGTGAGTGAAGATAAAGCCGACATGACCTTTTTACCTTCGTCGGTTTCAGATCCTAATGCCGGGAGAGTCTGCTCAAGAAGGTCAAGAGCCATGCTCACATTGACCAGAGCTGCTTCTTTTTTGCCATCTTTAGGCTCAGGCGTTGCCATTGGTGCTGACAGTGGAGGTTGTGACGCAGTCATAGGTACGCCGGTCTCTCCAGCGAGATCTGGAGCGCCGCCACCTTGCATTAAAGCCATAATATCTGCATCAGCCATTTAACACCTGTTATATGCACCAAATAACACACAAAATGTGTTAATTGTAAAGTGAGGGGTAGTTTTTTATTCGGTCCCGCCCCCCATCAGGACAGCGCAGTAAACGGGGCTAACCCGTTTATTAGTTAGCGCTTTGCCTTACGACCCTTGCGACGCATGAACGCCTCCATAGTTAGAATTAAGGATTGGGCGGATGAGCTTACCCCCCGAAGGGATTAGCGCTTATGCTTACGAGACTTACGAGCCATTGATGGCCTCCATACGTTAAAACGTCCCCAAAACTTTTTAATACCGCTTGCCGCGCCGTGAGCGCTTCATTGACTTGTACATTTGACACCTCAATAACGCCGTGGTTGGCGAGAATAGGATCGTATGTTTGTACCCGGCGTAGACTGCCGAATATTTGACACACGGTAATCCATAGTAGGGCTTTTCACGTCTTGCGTCAATTGTCGTGTATCTGCACGAGGTTGGTCACCAACTGTGACTTGTCCTTTAGCCATGTTTCTTATCCTTTGCGGGCATAGGCGTTACATTTCCGCCACCTTGAGGATGATTTTGCTCTGCTTTCTTAAGCCGTTCAAGAAGTTGTTGCTTCATGGGCGGATCGAGCAATTCGATCAGGCTTTCTTTGTCGATTGCGCCAGCTTTAAACATATTAAAGGCAAGGGAGCGCATATCTTCCATAAAGATCGGGCTGTTTGAGTGAGCGTCAACTTTGACCATATAATTCTTGGTAAATTGGTCAGCAATGAACGGCGTTCCATCAATATCTTTGTAATGAGTGTTGTCGTAAGCCTGAATTAGCTTCATGTAGAGAGACGACATCTTTTCCAAAGCATCTTCAATGTTAAGAGCACGCTTTTTAGCTCGGCTTGAGCCGAGTCGCGCAAGCTGGGAGGCGTGACCAGCAGATCTGACGCCTTGCTCGCCTTTTCCTGACAATACGTTGTTAATGCCTGAAGCTTCTTCAAACATAGCGTCAATTTGGTCGAGTTGAGCATAGAGATCCTGAGGCAATTGAGGAGCCAAGCGCTCGGCTTTAACGCCAGGCATATCAGACGACAGCAAGCCACCCGGACGATTAAGCGCGAAATCTTTTTCATCCAAAATGCCTGTAAACCCTGATAAGAGGGTCGGCGGAGAGACTTGTTTTGAAAGAAGCTCAAGAATTTCATTCATGCGCTGGTTGCGGGCGTCTTGCAAAAACATCAGGCGCGAGACTTCAGATTGGCCCCAGTAATAATCAGGCATGGGGTTAGGGCAAACCTGAATGAAAGGTGATTCGCCCTTAATGAACATTTCCTCATTGGCGCGGTCATAAATGACGACTTGAGGATCGGCGGTTGTTACGACTTGATAGTCTTGGGTTTCATCGTTCCAGACATACAATTCGCACATCTCAACGGTTTCTTCCTCAACCTTGGCCTTCATGCGGTTATAGCCGTAAAGGTCCATATTGACTGTGCCGTACATCGTGGGATCAACAGCCGAGAGCACAATACGATCAACGCCATCGGGCACATATTGAGGCTCATGCGCGGTCGTCTGAATCCGCCGCACAATCGAATCGCGGTTGGGATGGGCGTAAAGGCGAGCGTAGAGATCTGATTTGGTGATGTAATAAAAGTGCACAAAGGCTTCTTGCCGGTCGGTATAGGCAATGTCCTCGCGCAACACACCAAAATTGGCTGGATCAACATAGTATGGGTTAATTGTGGAGTTATGCACAATTAATTTTACAAAGGCCGAGTCATAGACCAATGACCATACGAGGGCTTGCTCAAACACGCGGTCAGCGTTGGAATGATTCCATTCTTCGTTAAGTGCTTGAGATAGCCGAGGAATTTTCTTGTATTCAGCTTCAGGGGCCGACGCGCCGAGGTTAATCGTAAAGCGCGTTGAGTCGGCGGAATAAAGAAAGGACACAAGCTGGTCAATATGAGGGTAGATCTTGTTGTAAAGGGCCGGGGACTTTTCAGGCCCAGACCCAAATGAATAATAAGATCTCAATGACTGGTAATCGGCCCGACGTGTCTCACGAGAGGTCTGGCATTTGCGGATGAGATCGAGATAAAAATTTTCTCGGTCATCGAGATTTCTTGGGATTCTCATTTGATCTTCAAACCTTCAGGATCGCTAAATGTAGCCTTCGGATCAGGCCGTGGTCCGGTGGTCATATTAGCATCTTTTGGATTAAAGCCAACTTGTTCCCCTCGGACGGATCTGACAGCGCCGCCTGCCAAAAGATTTTGCATATTGAATCGGGCATCACCGCCCCAGATTGCGGCATCGCCGGCGCGGGGTTCACGGGGGTCAGGCTCGGCATTGTTACGCTTGAGATAACCTGTCTGGTGATCGCCCTCGCGGGTCGATTTGATGTCGGTCATCTTATATTCGGCAGCCAAGCCGTTTAATGTTTTGTCGATATTTTTGGTACGTCCAGAGGTCCGTACTGATATAGGACGCAAGAACACCACGTCAATGTCCTCACAACCGTGTTCGCACCGAGGTTCCCATGAGTCGAAAAAACCATGACGGGGACATTTATAACTTCTGAGAATAGCCATTTTACTTGCCTTTCATTTTCTCGCCAAGCGAGGGTTGTGAGTAATCCGACTTGTTCCGTAATCCCACCTTCAGACATAGCTTGCCTCCTTTAAGATCAACTTGCATTGAACGTGCAATGCGTGGCTTGTTCTCCTGACGGTAGATGAGCTTACGAGTTCTATCTTTATTGTAAACCACGACAACTTCGCCCCTTGCCATGCGCTTAAGGCCGCGGCTGACACGGGTCTGAGTTTCGATGGACATTGGCAAATCTTTTTTAACAAAGACGTGCTTGAGGGTATGGACGGACATACCGCAAAGTTCAGCAAAGAACGTCCATGACATCGAGCGCTCAGGATCGGCTCTGTAGCGTTCAATCTGGGCGTAGATTTCTTTTTTTGGGAGTATGTCTTCAATTACCATAGATGCCGAGCTTCTTAAGATATGTTGAGACGTTGCGACCGACGGACAATTGTTCAGGCGTATAGCTCTCTTGCTGGTGCGAGACCTTGCGCGAGATTTGACGCATGATGAGCTTTGGTTGAATCTGTTCTGCAAACGCAACGGCAGCAAGAGCTGATGCCATGACTCTGTCGTCCTTTGATCTTCCGGGCGCAGCAATGGTTGAACCATCACGACGAATTGATTTCATTTCTTCAAGGAGTTCGAGCGAATGAACAATCATCATCTGACGTTCAAAATAATCTTTCATGTAGTTCATCATACGCTCTTTGGTTTGAGATGTTGTCTGAAAACCAATTGCGTTTGAAAGATTGCCGCCGATGGTGTCGTTACGACGCCAGATATAATTTGTCATGTGCGAAAGGACGTCCATGAGGTCACGTCCTGTTTGACCGCCTAAGACGGCTGCTTGTCGTTTGAGGTTTCTAAGTTCTTGGATAACGGCTTGTCCGGGCCCGTTAACTTCCAAATTGAGAGTGCTATTTTTATACGCTCCAGCCAAGTGAGCGATGACCCATGCGTACTGATAAGCATTAAGTTCGCTCGTGGCAAACTCCGCAACTTGATCCAACCCGTCTGCGTAACAGCGGTAGACTTGGATACAAAATCGATCTGCCCAGTCAGACGATCCATAAGCAGGGTCAGCTCCGATGACATAGTAGGCTGTGTCAATTGGTTCTTCCCAGACTTTGAGGGTTGCATTTTGAGGGTTGCTTTTGAGGACTTCTGTGTCTTGGAAGTTGGCCCCGAAGGCGTAGCGGTACGAGTCATACTTTTTGGATTTAGCGGTTTTAGCGGCATCTGTACACCTTGAGTTCGAAAAGAAATTAGATCCTGTCATCACGAAAGCATAATCTTCCGTGGGCGGAAATTCTTGATACATCAACGCATCATCTTTGATGCCTTCTTGCAGTTTCCACCGCCACCACGCCATTTGGCGCGAGTTTATTTCAAAGTTGTAGAGCTTCTTAATATCCCTGTGCCATTCTTTTTCTTCAGCGGTAAGACGCCCGTCCCAATAGCTTTTGTAGACTTCGCTCTCCGCCGGCACGGAGTAAAGCTCATTACGCCACCATCCACAAAATATGGCGCGTTGCGTTTTGGCGGTTCGTGCTGTTTTGTACATATCGTGAAACATATTAAAGCCACGAGCTGTGGATTCGAATATGTAGAGACGGTCAGGATTGGTTTCTGCAAGCGAGGCCAAGAGCGAGGCAAGTCCTTCTTCATCTCCCCAAGATGATGTCTCTGTACCGTGGAGAAACGTGATAGCTTTGCCGCGTCCCAAAGTTCCCTTCGAGCGTGTGCCTGCGACTTGATAAAAGAGCCTCGACCTATTTTTGAGAGAGAGCTGGTTTCGGTTATGCGCCAGCATCGGAATTTTATATTCTTTGGGAAGCCCGTCCATATAGTTCGCCAAGGTGGAGCGAAACATATCTCTGTTTTCTTCAGTGTCCGTTGTAAGTGTCCCTCCCAACCCCGGATTGGTAAAGTGCCAGTAGAGATCGAGAGCGAGGGAGATAGTTGTAATCCCCAATTGCCGACCCTTAAGGATAACGAAGAAGTGACAGTCATTTTCAAGTCCCTTTGCAATTTCTTCCATCACATATTTTTGCGTACCGAGTAGATGGCCCATTTTCTTCAGGCCCTGCTCTTTTGTCTCGATCTTT